GCTTGTCGTACCAATGCCAATATTACCAGCAGAAGTAATATTAAGAGTATCGCCAGTTGTCCCACCCATTTGTATTGTGCCGTCACCTCCTGCTCTAAATGTATAGACGTTGGTTTGGTTTCTTACGCCTAAAGCAAAAGGAGACACATTACCATCAACAATAAGTCCATACGCATTTGTTGTTCCAGTATTGATTACTGAAACACCATAATCGTTATCAATAGAACCATATGTTCTAACGCTTTTAGGTAAAACAGTTCCAGTCGTAGTGATGTCTTGGCTGCCAAAATTTGGATTGATTTTTGTGCCAGCAATGGCCGCAGTATTGCTAACATTGGTGTTTGAAATTGCACCAGCTGCCATCTCATTAGATGTAATGCCTTGCGCGCGGACCTTCAACTTTCCAGACGCAACTTCCAGCGTATTGCCAATAATTGCATCTGTGGTAATTGTGGTCTGGTCGATGATGTTATTCATCTTCGTGCTAGTGATTGTGTCAGTAGCCGTAAATGTGTAGGTAGTATCAACTGCGCCCATAGCGGTTATTTCTGTGAGATAATTTGTCTGTTGGTGACGGAACCAGCAACTTTAATGGAGTTTACCTTGGGGGAACCAATGGTTCTTGTCAAGATCATCGTGCCGGTATAGCCACGAATGCCACCAAGTCTGCATCTGATCCCTGCGGTTTCAGCCTCCCCAGTTGTACTAGGTGCTAGAATCTCGCCACCAAGGAATTGAGTGGTAGTGCCGATTTCTGAAGCGTTATCTGGGTCTTCAGAGGCAAATGATATGCTGTACTCTCCAGTTTCACCTGCAAGGTTCTGCATTACAATCTGTGCATCGGTGAACCTTTTTCGCTCCATAGTTCCTAGATCGTAACCACGGGTAGTCAAAGAAGCGTTAATCGTTGGCGTAACCACTAAACTTGCTGTATTGGACACGCTCAAACGGTCAACGGAAGTATCTGCTGCCTCAAGTTGATGCAAACCACCGTTAGCGGTCACCGCATAGATGTTATCTCGCACACCCGCGCTGCCAATCTCCGAAGGTATCTAGCGATTCCCACCCCTTATTTAGGAAGTTAAACACCAAAATAGCATTGTTTCCACGCGCATCGTTGGCTCCTGCCACCGAATCCAGCGGGACAGCAAGGTAATAACGGTTATCAAACAGCACTCCTACGGCTCGGTCAGCGTAATCCTTGTTGATTCGGTCGATGTACGGCTGAATGTTTTTGGAAATCGGTTCCTCGGCCCCACGAAGGTTGTAATCGTTGAGGAATTCGACGGCATAAACCCCATCATCGGAAAGGAACATGACCATATTGCCACGGGAAACGATAGTCCTACGGGCCAAGCATCCAACCTCGGAGGTCAACTCCGTAACTTTGGTGTCCAGTAGGCTTCCAACCGTACCAGAAATAAGGTGCAAGCTATTGCGGTTAAGCACAATCAGTGCATCGTCGTAGAATCCGTGCATTCCAACCACATAGTCGGCGGTACCACCACTGATGCGGAACTGGTTTTCGATCTGATCAAAGGTTGTAGTATCAAGAATGTCGGAAACCGCAATCTCATCGGTTATCTTGGTGCTGGTGTAGACTGGTGCATTGTAAGGCCCAGACTGGTTGTAGTAGTGTGGAACCCACAGGCGGCGTTGGAAGTAAACACCCCAAGGCGCACCGGGTTGGTGCATGAACCCGCCACCCACGCTAAACCTGCCGCCGAATTCAAAAGAATCAGAGGATGATGTGTTGTAGTCCCCAATTGGCGCATACCATTTAATCGTAGTGGTTGTAGCCTCGGTCACATAGTACTCATTACCAACCATCCCAGAAAGTTCTGGAGTTGCGGACTCACGAACCACAATAATATCTCCAGCCCTAACGGTAACATTGCCCGTAACGGTAGCAGTCACCAATCCAGAAATGACATCGACATCCTTGGCTTGGATATTAAATGTCTGTGGTTGGGTGTACGCACCACCGGGTGACAGGGTAAACCCATCGGTCATAGTGGCAGCAGAAACGCCAAAAGTCTGTGTTTGGCTAGTCGTAAAAGTGTAGGTGAAAGTGTCTTGGTCAGTAACAGAAACAACCGTGAATGTGCCATTGGCAGGAGTACCACCAGTAAGACCAGCAATCGTAATCTGCGCTCCAGCAAGCAACCCGTGGTCCTTGACGCTCATGGTCACGGTCGTAGTCCCAGACTGCGATGCTGATTCAATCAAACGACCATTGGGATACCACTCAAACGCCTGTTGCCCATCGCGGAAGATCATCACCTTGTCGAACACCTGTATCATGTCGGTGTCGGCTCCTAAAGCTTGACCCGGAGGGTAGGGAATATTTGTGACGCTATAGTCTGCTAAGTCAACCTTCTTGGCTACCGTATCCAAGGAAATGATGACATACTCCTTGTTGCTGGTATTAGGGTCGCTGAATAAGCAGGATGCTCGGACGTTGGCATTGGCTGCATCGTTGATCGGCATCTGGGACAAAGTGCCAGTAGTGTCAGTTACCGATGTCACTCCCGCAACCGTGTACTGCAACGTATTTGCGTCAAAATATGACAGCAAGTAATCTCCATTAACCGCAGAATCTAAGCCTGTTATTCTCGCCCATCCAGTAGATCCTGCCTCAAATCCATGAGCCGTAACCGTGATGCGGATAGTCCCAGTCGTTGGAACCGTCACATTGGAAATGGTCTTTGGAGAGTCGATCAGATAGAACGGCAACTGCAACGGGGTGCCTCCAGTAGTAAACGCACTGGTCTTCTCCACGATCCCCTTACGAGGTCGCCAGTAACCCTCCATGCGTCCATTTAAGGATTCCCTCACTTCACCGGGCTGCAACTGGTTAAGCTGCAACCTCTGGTTTACGCCAAAAAACCCACGATCAACGTCTTCGCCAATCGCATCATCCATCGCACTACCGCTCTGGGCAAACTGCGACATTACTCAAAGTAGACAATGATAACGCCAGAGGTCACCGCAACCGACGAAAATCGGCCACCAATACCCAATCCAGCAGGAAGGGTGATGGACTGTAAGCGGGTCGGGTTAAGCACATTGCCAGACGCGCTAGCAACAGTACCAAGCACCGCATCATTCACAACTTGAATCCAACGAATGTTACCAGTGTAGCTAGTACCAGCATTAAGCACAGTACTGCCATTCTGTCCTTGGAGATCGTATGCAACAGGGGTAGACATAAATAAATAAAGGTACACCCCCACACACCGTGGAAGTTCAACCACAATCTACACAAATCCATACCCTATGTCAACAACATCGTTACACGTCATCACAACCACAATATCAACCACCATCGCTGTCCTACGACTAATCCAACTGCTAGCATAACCAACCAACGGAGAAACTCACCACAATGCTCCGATAATAGGTCGCCCTTTAGCCATTTTTTGGAAGGGGGGGAGACCGCTACGGAAGGAAAAATATTTTTTTATTGTCGACCCCCTCCCCCCGTGTTCGTTTGAGCAGTGTTCGATTGAGTATTGCCGGGCGTGTTGCGTGCTTGGCTTGCGTGTTGCGTGTCCGAGCGTTGCATGATGCCTTGCGCTTGAATCATTAGTGCCTAGCTAATCATTAGTCGCCGGCATTGGATTGCGTGGTGAATCATTAGCGTCGTGCTACACTATGGGTGGGTGTTTGGGTGAACAATGTTCGCTTGGACGCTATGGGTTGCGTTCTATGTCATATGTCAATATCTTGACAATAAAGAAAAAGCTTGACGGATTTTCGGCTATCTGTAAAATACGCTCCAGCGTAATCCCCTTCCGTAAGCCATCACGTCCTAACGGGATGTGCGCACGGGCATGATTAAGGTAATCAATTGCTTAAGCCACTAGTCTCCACGCGTTGGTGATTTTCCTTGTGAATGGGGAATGGATTCTGTAGTCATTCGATTGATTCCATGGGCCTTTCAATCTTAGCTTGGCCTTGCGTCTCTCGCCTCTCCGTTTTTCGTTCATCCTAACGCTCAAAGGGCATGATCTTGGTGGTGTTGATCGTTGGCTTGATTGCTTTCCCTTTCCGCTTGTGGGGGAAATTTAAGCGTGAAGCGCAATTTTCTTCTTGGCTTGTGATTGTGGGAAATGCCTTGTTTTAAAGGGTTTCGTGGCTTGTCAATAACAAAAGCAAAAAAAGTTTCATCTTTTCTTCACTTTTTATTGG